AATCAAATTGATGCCGTTCTTGGAAATCCAAAACTAGCAAAGTTCCTAGTAGATAATTTAAAAGATGCTAGTTTATACTCTAAGGCTGTTGCAGATTATATTAATAGTATTGAAGCAAGAAAGATTGTTGATATTCAGGTTGCAATTAATAAGGGAGACTTAGAATTAGCATCTCAAAATGGAAGACAACTTGTTGATGAACTGTTTGCAGCACAAGAAGGATTAATACTTATTGGTTCTGACGCTAAACAAATTAAGGCAAATGAAAAAGAGATTTCAGACAAACAACTTCTTATTGCTGGTTTCCAGAGAGATATTGAAAAACTTAATGATCAAATAGAAGATGGACAAAGAAAAATTGAAATGGCGTATACAAGACCCATTGAAGAATTAGGTGAAGAAATAAATGATTTAAGTCGTGACCTAGAAGTTAATCCTTTATTTGGGGACCGTGCCATTAAAGATATTCAAGATAGAAACAGCATTCTTTCAAATGATCTAGACATTATAAACCATGCAGCAGATGAAGTAAACAAAAGATATGATGAGCAGGCAGAGGCCCTTTCAGAGATTCAAAAAATTAATGAAAATATTGTAGAGCAACAAGGCAATCAACTTGATTTAGCAGATGCTCTTTCAAGAGGAGATATTTCTGCAGCAGCCGAGGCTGTACAGGCAATGCGAGAAGCAAGTGCATCACAATTTGCATCAGATCAATCAGATGCTTTAGAGCAAGCAAGACAAAATGAACTAAGAGGTCTTGTAGGTCCAAAGAGTGGATTAACATCGGAACAAATAAGTGAAGAGCAATATCAAAATGCACAAAAAATTTATGAGATGGAAAATAATCCAACCAGACTTTCGATATTAGATATGATTATTAGCAAACAAGATCAGATATATGATAAAGAAGAAAGTCGTGAGTTGGCACTTCGTGCTATAAGAAAACTTGAAGACGCAATCTATAAGATTGAAGAAGAATCTATTGAACCACTTCAAGAAAGAATAGACAAACTTATTTATGAAAATTCAGTTATACAAGATAGAATTAATAAAGAAATAGCAGAACTTACAGTTCTTGGTGATACAAGAGATACATGGGGAGATATTAATGCAAAACTAGATGCAGCAGCAGTAGCATTTAAGGCTCTAAATGGTTCAAAAGATCTTGCAGGTTTGCTTGCATCGGCACGAGAATTAGATAGCACTTGGGCAAATATACTTAAAACATTAGCCCTGTATTCAGGTGCAGCACCAGTAACTGGATCAGTTCAAGATGCAATAAATGCAATTGGTGGTGTAGGAGCAAATGCATATGTACCACCAGTAACCACTGCAGAAGATATTGCAGCAGCAGCAGAATTTGATAGAGTGGTTGCAGAATTAGATAAGGCACAAGCATACAGTGATTGGATTGCAAAGAATGGAAGGTCTGAAGAGCAATTTAAATTAGCAGCAGCAAGACTTGCTGCAGCACAGGCTGCATACGATGCAACAATTCCTAAGTATGATCCAAACAATACTGGCGGAGGAGGAGGAATAAATTCCTTCCAATACCTTGCTACTGGAGGAAAGGTTAAACCAGAATATTTTGAAACAGGAAAACTTGCTCGTGGTACAGACACAGTTCCTGCAATGCTAACTCCTGGAGAGTTTGTAGTTAAAAAATCTGCGGTAAAGAAGTATGGATCAAAATTCTTTAAAAACCTCAACGACAAGAAGTATCCAAAAAAGACTGCATCTATAACTCCAAAAGAAGTACTTGACATAATTAGCAGAATTGGTCCTTCATTAAATATTAAACCAAATTCTGCCTATGATGCTAATAACCAACCTACTGGAAGCCCATATGGAAAATACTGGGGAGAGTTAGAAAGATTAGTTCAAGGATCTCCATTAGGATTTGATAGCAAGGGCGCTCCAATATTTAATACCACAGGAAAAGATCCATGGGGTGGAACTGAGCCTGGACCTAAGTTTACTGGGCATGTAGCAGACTTTTCTGACTACTGGCATCAATTAGCAGAGCAACCTAAAAAACCTCCAGCAGGAATGAGTGTTGATAAGACTCCAGAGCGTTATGTAGGATCAGGTGCATCAATGGGTGGTATGGGTAGTGGAGTATACAGTGGCCGTGGCCTAGAGACGTTTTCTAGAGGTGGAATGGTTAATCCATTAATGATGCATGAGGGCGGATCTGTAGGCGATCCAGTTTATCACAGTCGCAACTTTCCAAAAGGACATGTCCATAATCCAAATGGCACAACAAGTCTTAACGGCAAACTACTAAACAGAGACGGAAATCCTGCAGGTCTCCGTGAAATGTTTAAAAAAGAAAATTGGGAACAAACCGCTAACTTCTTTGGACTACCATCAATTGGAAAAACTGGCTACGATTTGTTTAAGTATGGCGGTATACCAGGAATGATTCAGGCTAAAATTGATGATAAAGAAATGAGATCTACTGGCAAGGATAATTTAATTGCTGGACTATCTGTTATTCCTATTCCTATTATGAAACTATTAAAGCCATTAGCAAAATTTGCCAGCAAGGTAGTTCCTCAAGGTGTAAAAAACTTTATTTCAGACCCTGTTAATGGCTTGGGTATTGACATGTTTAGTAAACTATCAACCAAGTTAAATCCACCTAAAGCAACTCCAGCCCCAAGTTTGTTAGAAGAAGGATTAACCCCTACAACAAACCCACTACCTAAAAATGAATTTGATTGGGATAATTACATTTCAGAACCTCACGTTGCAACAAAGACTGAAAAGGTTCTTTCTTCTCTTGCAAATACAGGAAAATTAGGATTAGAACTATCTGACATAATTTATAAAACAGGGTATGGGGCAAGAGATTTTGCTAAGGGTGCCAAAAGACCAATAAGTGCAGCATGGGATCATCTTGACCCAAGTAAACGATCAACATATCCACCAATTGCAGCATTTGGATCAGCACTTACAGCACCACTTGCAAAACCTGTTGCTAAACTAGGAAAAGAGTTTAACCCTTACGCAGTCAAACACTCAGATACAAACTATGATGATCTGTCATATATCCAGAAATCTATGATTCCAAAAGGTGGAAGTAGATGGGAGGCCTCATACGACACCATGTTTAAAAATATTAAATCTGATGTTATGACTCCAATTAAAGACAAGTTAACTGGTTATAAAGATTCAGTAAAGTCAAAAGTAGATCAGAAATTTGGAGATACAGGTTTTCTATGGAACTTGAAACGTTCAAAAGAAACTGGCCTTACACCTGAAAGAAAAGAATACTACCAGAGGCAGGCACTTATAGAATCAGTTCCAGGACCATTAGGGGCGTTACTCCAAATGAAGTTGGGTGTTCATAGATCAACAAAAGAAATTCTGGATTTCCCATCTCCCTTAGAAAGAGAATTAACGGCAAGGGTTGATCCATATTCAAGACCAATGGCAGCACACGGTCCAGGACTTTATAGTTCAACTAGCGCTGAAACATCAAAGAATTTTACTAATTTTGGGTATTTTGAATATGGGGTATCACTAACACCAAAGGCAATTCTTAAAGTATTAGCAGGCAAAGGTATTATGTCCGTAAGGCAAGAGAAAAAGTTTGCACTAAATTACCAGAAAAAACATGGCTTGAAGTATACACCAGTAATTGATAGTATGAATTCTGACATAACAGATCCATTCATGCAGGCAATTCTTAAGGCTGGTTATATTGGGTACAGACCTGGAATTGAGTTTACAAATTGGGGAGTAGGAAACGTCCCTGGAATGAATCTAAAACTTCTATCAATGAAAGAGGACACCTTTATTAGAAAGATTGGTGATGAGTATGTTACATTGCCAGCATCAGCGATTACTAATCCTGCTAAACCAACCTTAAACTCAGTCTCAAAAATTGGCAATAGCCCCGCCTCTGTTGCAACACTTGCTGGAACTGCTCTTGGGGCTGCTGGATTAACAGGTCTTTCTTTATATAATGCATTAAATGCTAACGCAGATACCTCTGTTTTAGAAGATGCTGTTTCAAATAAGTTTTCTGGAAAAAGTGGTGGTTTAGGCTCAAGACTTGCAATGCAGGCCTTTGCATCAGGGGGACTTGCAAGAGGTACAGACATAGTACCAGCAATGTTAACTCCAGGAGAATTTGTTATGAGTAGATATGCTGTTCAGTCCCATGGAGCAGATGCAATGAAGGCAATAAATAATGGCTCAACTGTAGGAGACTCAGTGTATAATTATAGTATCAATGTAAATGTTAAATCTGATTCCAACCCAGATGAAATTGCAAGAGCAGTAATGACTCAAATAAAGAGCGTTGATTCACAAAAAATTAGAGGAGTTAGAATTTAATGACAAATAATCTATATATGTCTGGTCGCAAGAAATATCAAAGACCACAGGCAATGCTCTTTGCAGATAACCAGGGGACAAAGATTGATGGATTCCATATCCCATCAGGAGACGAGATAGGGTCATTAGAAGCCTCTGCAGACGGATCTGGGGAGTTTCTAATACTCTCTGATGATAACAGGTCCCCAATAGCCTTTAGTACAACCAGACTAGAAAAAAGAGAGAGAATGATTAATGGCCGTATGAGGTCATATCACATTGCAGATAAACTCCAGATCACAGTATCCTGGGACATGCTTCCATCCAGAGCCCATGACACATATGCTAAGTTTAGTTCTGAAGGAAATGCTGACCTTGTAAAAACGGTATCAAGAACAAACCCCCTAGAATTTACAACAGATGGAGGCGCAGGAGGAGTAGAAATTCTTGACTGGTATAACAACCATAAAGGATCATTCTGGGTCTACCTTGCCTATGATAAATACACAAACTTTGAGAATGTAACTGGAACTGCAATAGATGAAAGATTTAATAATATAAACAAGTATAACGAAGTAGTAGAAGTATTCTTCTCAGACTTTAGTTATTCAGTTGTAAAAAGAAGTGGGTTAAACTTTGATTTTTGGAACGTGTCGCTAACGCTGGAAGAGGCATAATGTTTCAAGACAAAGATTTATTAAACCACATAGAGACAAGTTCATCGATTGAAACAAAGTCTTCAGTTGTACTTGAGTGGAATATGAACGTTGCTACAAATATTTTAAAAATTGGAAACTATAGGTATCGTCCTAATCAAGCAACATCTCCTTACAGAACAATCCCAAACACCTTTGACCCCAAAGATTCTGGAAACTATTATACTGGAGGAACTGATGCAGATGTAGTTATAGATGGAGGGTTTGATGATGACGGAACTCCAACACTTCTTTCTACCAATAAAGAAAAACTTAAGATGCTGTATTCATTGGAAGACTGCCTAAAACCTTTTAGACCAAGATCTGGAATCAACAAAGCAAGTTTTGTTCAAGGAAAGTTTTTACATAGTCCAAACATTAATATGGCAAAAAGACCAAGATACTATATGCCAGATAAAAAAGATCCATTCAAATACTGGACTTCTTTTAGAACAGAGGCTGGTTTAGAATATGGAATTGCAAACAAAACTGCAAATGGAAAGCATGAAATTGAAGACGCAGCCCCTTTTGTTGTTTATAAGGATAAGGTTCCAGCAAATAGGCTTGTTGTAAAGATGCAGACCAGCGTAGGAACTTTTAGTTCTGGCTCATTTTTAGATCCACACTTTGGAGAAACAAATCAAACAACTCCAGAAAACTGGAAGATCCAGGTATTAAAAAATAATAGTTGGGTTGATACAATATCTTTTTCAAGCCAGGATAGAAGAAAAGACAATACAAGTATTATTGGTCCAGACGGCTATGTCGAGTTATCGTATGGGTTAATTATTCCAAAGGTATACTCAGATATTTTTAACGACCTTGGAGAGTTGCCATCTGCAACTTTAATTCCTGAATCTGAAAATAAAAATGGTGACGCTTTTTTAATTATTGAAAACTCTGGAGATATTGGTATGTACCACATCTGGTATGAAAATCAATGGAAAACTTTTACTCCAGCCTACGGATGGAAACTCCAAGATTCAGAAGTAAACAGTTTTACAAATTTTGTTACTGATTTAACCGATCCAAAATCCTATATGTTTAATGGTTCAGTAAAATATAAAGAGTTTGAATATGTCTCTGGTATAAGAATTGTAGTTGACACGATGAAGAAGTTTGATTCTTCTTTTGATTTGATAGAGTTTTCTCCACGACTTACAGCAGATCTATCCGACAGGGTCCAGTCATTTTCTGTAAACAAGAGTGCTTCAGATCTTGGTGTTAGTGGCATGCCAGTCGGACAACTTCTTGCATCTACAGGAAGCGTAGACTTTTTTGATTTTGACGACTCCTTTAATTCATTAAACACAAACAGCATAATTTCTGAATATACTTTAAACAATGTTAAGGTAAATATATATGAAATACTTTCAGACGCTTTAGGGATAAAGCATTATGTGCCCATTAAAACCCTCTACTCTGATGGGTCTCCTAAAATAGATAATCAGTCTAAAGTTGTTTCTTTATCCTTAAGAGATTTATATTCTTATTTTGAATCTCAAACAGCACCAGAACTTTTGCTAAGCAATACATCCTTAAGCGTTGCTGTTTCTATTTTGTTAGACTCAATTGGTTTTTCTAATTATGTTTTTAAGAGAGTCGATGGGGAATCAGAAATGGTTATTCCATATTTTTTTGTTCCTCCAGAAAAGAGTGTTGCTGAAATACTAGAAGACTTAGCCTTGTCAACACAAACGGCAATGTTCTTTGATGAAGACAATAATTTTGTAATGATGAGCAAAGAATATATCATGCCAACAGAAACTCAAAGACCCACAGATCTAACGTTTTATGGTTCTTCAGATTCTGAATATGTCGGGGTAGTTAAAAATAAAAACACAAAAGATAAACTATCAAACATCATAGAGATTAGTGAGCAAGACAACAAGGTATACAATGATGGAAAGATATCTTATACAACAAGAGGCATACAAAGAAGCGTTGGAACTTACAGAGAGGCAAGCCTACTTGACAATGAAAAGTTTTGGGTATACAAACCAGTTCCTATTTGGGAAGTATCAGGAACAGAAAATACAAAATCAATTAACTCAGAAGTAAACAATATGTCAAGTTATGCACTTTCTGCCATTCCTTTAAATTCAGATTTGACTGCTACTTTGCCAAGCGTTGTTGGTGGTAGAGTGGTTAATAATACAATAGATTTTGGAGAGGCAGTTTACTGGGTAACAAGATACAATGGATACTTTTACTCTAATGGAGAAATTATAAGGTATGATGCTGTTCAGTATAACGTAGCAGGGGATACCGATGTTTGGATAAATAGCGTTCAAGAATATGACAAGTATTTTTCATCGCTACCATTTAATGGAAAGATCTACCCGACTGGCCTAGTAAGAATATACTCTGAGCCAAACTATGAAGATGTGGGAACTCTTAGTAGATTAAAAAATGGAGCGGTAGCAAAACATGGTAGAGGTCAGTTTGGAACAACAGTTGTTAGCCACTCATCAGGGTTAGATTCTTATTGGTCAAGTAATGATAACGTTCGTGGATGCAATATGCAATCTAAGTATTTGTTTAAAAAAGATCAGACATTGCCAACAACAGCCGTTGGACCCGCTGGAATTAAGATGCTTGATGAAACATTGTCAAATACCTTTGCTCAAAAAGCATCACGAAATGGAGTTATTAAAAACACGCTATCGTCAAAATATGTTTTAGAGTCTAGCCTTCAGTCGATGTCATCTACTAGCCCTGGAACAGTCCAATCTTCGGCATTAGTTATGAATGGTCCAGGCTTTAAATCAACAGATCCATCAGCAGATTTTATTTCATATGTATATAAACCACTATTAAATAATTTTAAACATTTTGGAACAAGAATTAGAATTGTAGGCAAAATTGAAAATGATCCTAATCGTGGACAAACCGCTATTGGGGCAACAGATCTTTTTATTGTTCCAGGAACAACTGCAGATAAAGATATAAAAGTATCTGGTGGTTCTGGTGGTCTTGGAGTTATGGTCAACCCAGCAACAAATAATGGATACTATTTTGAGATAATTGCTTTAGGAGCAACAAGTTTAAATTCTAAAGAAAGAGAAAATATTAACAACGTTATTTTTTACAAAATAGAGCAAGGCACCAACGAAAGTGCAGTACCAATTGTATTGTTCCAGGGACTCGCAAATATATTTGTAGATGACGGAAAGTTTACAGGGCAGTACAGAATGGCAGCAGAAAAAGATCCAACTGTATATGATCTATCTGTAGAGTATCAAGATGTCGGGGCAAGAAGAAAATTCTTTTTATATATAAATAATAATATAGTTGCTACAGTTTTTGATGAAAAACCACTTCCAGTATACAATAACATGGCACTTTTTGTAAGAGGGTCTTCCAGGGTTATGTTTGAAAATATTTATGCTTTAGCAAATAACTATTCAGAAAATACTTCATTTCAGTTAAACACGCCAATATCAAGTGCTTTTGGCGATTCTACAATAAGCGCAAATGACTCATTAAGGAAATATGCAATGAGTGGAGCAGTTCAGTCATCATACTTATCAGGAATTAGTTCGTCAGATCCCAAAAAGTTTAGCCTATACTTTGATGAATTTGGAACAATCATGCGCGAGGCTGCCTCCTTTAATTTTAAATATGAGACTTCTTACCCAGCATTATATGCTCAGATTAGTCCAACATTTAATGATATAAAAGGATATGTTGTTTCTGGATTTAGAGGAGGGTCCTACGGTGCAGAATTCCTAATATTTAATGCTACGGATAGAATACTTAATCTTGATGCAACTAGCGGAAACTATTTAAGAATTAATGGTGTAACATTTACTGAACAAACTCAAACCACATTCAGCGTTGATGATTATTTTTCAAAGAATAGTAATCTTTCAGATCCTCAGTTTGAAAATGATGGCTTAATAACATCTGTAAATAAGACAACAAGAAATTACCAAGATATAAAAACAAGTAGAATGCTTTATGGTAAAAAAGATTTTTCATTAGATGTTCCATATATACAATCGCAATACGATGCTGAGAATTTAATGTCTTGGCTAGTACAAAAAATTACAAAACCAAGAAAATCTTTGGGCCTAAAGATATTTGCAAACCCTATGATTCAATTAGGGGATATAGTTTCTATTGATTATGTTGAAAACAACCTTAACAAGGTTGCTCTTAAAGATTCTAGGTTCATTGTATACAATATAGAGTATTCTAAAAGTATTGATGGACCAGAGATGTCTGTTTTTTTAAGTGAGGTACTATAATGGCAGTTAATTCAGAAGCAAATCAAGCCACCGCAACAGATAAAACTAAAGCAAAAGATGCAATAAAAATTGCAAGCCCAGCACTTTTAGCATTAACTAACCCTCCTTTAGACCCTGCATCAGCACAGGACATAATGTTAGAGGTTCTTTTTGAAGACATTGGTGGTCACGAACTAATAAATATATCAAGATCTGATGCCATAAATGGCCAAGACATAGCCTATAGTATTATTAAAAATCTAAAAAATGTGCTGACTGATTATAACTCTAATAATATTATTAGACTTCAGGGTGCAGCAGACACATATTTTAAAAATTTTTCAATAAGTATTGAAAAAAAATTGCCAGAAAAGGGAACGGGACCTAATGAAGAAACCGTATATATTGAGGCATCAACAGGAAACCTTATTGTAAATATAATAAACCTTGAAACCGATGAACGGGTTGAGATAGAAATACTTAGCCAGGAGGAGACTTTTGATGATACAATTGTTCTTAGTGAGGTTTAAAAATGATAACTAATACAGGTCAAGCAATTTTAGCAAAGTATCTTGTGGGTCAAGCACCCGCCTATGCTTCTTATATTGCCATTGGTTGTGGAGCAAAACCAGTTTCAAAATTAGAGTTTTCGGTAACAAAAAAGTTAGCATCTACAACAAAGGCAACATTAACTGTACCATCTCATAAATTTATAGTTGGCTCAAGAGTCTATGTATCTGGGGTAGACATAAGACTAAATGGATCTCATAGCGTAACAGAAATTACAACCAATACTGTTTCATTCGCCTATACAGGGGTTGCTATTGCAGAAGAAAATTTAAGTCCTAACGGGAGCATGTCCTACAGTTTTGACAATAAAGAAAGATTAGATTTTGAAATGTTTCGTGTACCAATAACCTCAAGAGGGTATGTAAATGAAAACAATATTAATAAAATTGTTTTTACAGCAGAATTACCAACTTTAGAAAGATATGAAATAACCGAAGTAGGGGTTTACTCAGCAGGTTCAAACCCTTCTGCAGGATCAAATGATAGCAAAACAATCTTTTCTTTTAGTTCTGAAGAAAACTGGCAGTACCATGGAGCAGGTCAACCAGCATCCATCCCCTCTGATTACAAAGATATAAACTCAGGAAATAACGTTATAAATAAAACAGAAATTGCTTTTCAAACAAATGCAGACAACCCAATCTTTACTACTTCAAAGCGTGAGACAAGGGGAGAAAGATGTAGATTTTTAAATAACATGTTGGCTATACGTGGAGACATGTCAACCATCAATGTACTATCTAACGGAAAACTACAGATTGCTTCAGGTGACCATATACATTTAACTGGAGCGTCACTAGATTTTGACAACGCATCACCACAAGATGATATACGTTTGGCATTTTCTTTAATAAATAAAGATGGCCAGTCTGATCTCCAGCCAGATGAAGTAAGAATAATGTTAGAGTTTGCTCAAGGAGATGTTCATAATACTAGCCAGTATGCAAGATTTGAAACAGTTATAAAAGATTCTGATTTAGATGTAGACTTTGCTACAGGAAGATATTTTGTATCTGTTAAAAAGTTTGAAGAGTTGACTAAGAGTGCTGGGTTTACCTGGAACGTTGTCGATGTAGTAAAATTTTATGTATCAGTAATAAAAGATGGAGCAGTCTCTGACGACTACTATGTCTGTCTTGATGCATTAAGACTAGAGAATACTACATCTTTAAATCCGCTATATGGCTTAACTGGCTATTCAATTATAAAAAATACAGGATCAAAACCAATTTCAAAACTTCCAAACACTACAAACCACATTGAGTTTAGATTTGGGCTGGATGTTATCTAATGGCTGACCAAGCAATAAAAAAGGCTACAGTTCCAAAAGCAGACCTTCCTGCCTTTAATGGTAAAACAAACAAATATTCTGTACGATACAGGATTGTTTCTGACGATAAAAACAGATACTCTCAGTGGTCACCGTACTACTATTTGCCTGTGCCTTCTAGAAATGTTCTAAGTAAGCAAGTTCAATGCTCAGTAACCCTTGTTTCAAATGCCATTAATATGGTTTGGAGTCATCCAACTTCCGAGGTGTTTCAGCAGTATGACATATACATAAGAACAAACCTAACCTTTGATCCAACACTTATAAATGATCCATATAACGGTTTTTCATATGTTTCTAGTTCTTCATCAACTCAATTTTCTACTTTAGCCCCTGCTGGTATATCTTGGTATCAGGTTGCCGTTCAGATTCCTACTTATCCTAAAAAGTATTTTATAGATGCTGCAATTTTTACCTCAACACAGAAAGCCGTTTAGTGGTATAATTGATATATTATGGCAATAATTCCCTTACCTGAGCGTGGACAACCACTAGATGTAACATATATCTCTAGATTGGCACAAGCAGTAAACGAAGTTTCAAAAGAAACACAGTTGTCAAGATACAATTATGTATCTATTGCCACAAAAGACGCTGGCCCACAAAATAAAAAAGTAACAGATGTTAGAATTATAACCAAAATTGAAAAAATTACAACTTCTGGTCAAAATGTTCTAACTGATCAACAAATTAAGATTACTTCAACTTTTGCTAATGAATTTAAATTTGCTCCAATCGTAACTGCTACAGTGGTAAATGCAGGAGCAACAGATGCTGGTAATAAGGTTTCTTTAGTTTTAGGGGAACCAACAACTTCTGGAGTAGATATATTTGTAAAATTTAATGCTTCTGGTCCAGTAACAATAAACGTTAACCTTATTATTATTGGTGTACCTAATTAATGCTAAAGTGTAAGAAATGTAGCGGAAGAATGTTTTTAGATAGACAGTACAGCACAGTTGGTCACCTTGAAACTTATTGTATTTCCTGTGGATCAAGAAATTTTTACAACCAACCAGAAAATTCTGCGGAGGGATCATGGCTACTAAAAAAGGAAGTATTGAGAGCGAAGGCTACAATGTCCTCCCTGTAATACCAGGGAATAAAAAAGTTTGGTTTTTAAATGGTGACCTTGTTAGAGTGCATCATTTAAATAAATCTAATGGTATTATGTCTGTTTATAATATTACAAAAGATCAAATTGAAAGTTGTTTAGTTTCTGATTTTAAAAAGAAAAGAGAGCGAGCATACACCGTTAGGGAGACTGCTGATTTAGTTAATCGTCATAAAAAATACATGCCATCACTAATGAAACGAGGAGTCATTCCATTTCCAACGGGATCTCAAAAAGGTGGAGCAAGAGGATTCCAAGTAAGATCATATTACTCAGAATCACAAGTAAAAGACATACGTGATATACTTGCTACATACCATATTGGTAGGCCAAGAAAAGATAAACTAATTACTAATGATATTACGCCCAGTAAGCAAGAGTTGACACGAAGAATGGGCGATGGTATACTTACATATAGAAGGACAGAAGACGGACAGTTTGTTCCAATTTGGAGCGAGTCTATTTAACGAAGGGTATGAAATGGAAAACGAAGACACAAAGGTATCCGTTACACTTGGATACACACTTAACCTTGGAAACTTTCAATCGCTAAGACTTGATCTTGGAGTTGTTGATTCAAGACGTAATGGAGAGAGTCCAGATCAGGCTTTTGAACGTGTTTATAAATTTGTTGAAGACAAGTTAACTGAAAAGATTAATGAAGCAAAGGCAGAGATTAACGAATAATGGCAGAACGCAAAGACCGCATGGCTTTGCTTTCAAGATACAGCAAGTATCATACCGCAAGGTACGAATCAAAGCCATCTCTTAATCTAAACGTAGAACAGTGGGCTTCAGATGCCTTAGTTGAATCCTATGGGATTTCAGGATGTTACGATATACTTGAGTATTACTTTAAAGTTGCAGAGAATCCTTCTTGGAATTACTTTGCATATAACGCAGAAAAGATTTTGCAAGCACAAAAAGATAAAAGTAGAGACGACAACGAGAGAGCAGAGCGTAGAAGAATGGCAAAGGAGTGGCTAAGTGAATAACACAGAGTCCAAACTAATTACTGCAGTTCTTCAAGACAAGCAGATCCATGTTCTATTGCAAGCAAATGTAGACAACCTTCTTAGAACTCATGGAGATATCTGGAACTTTATCAGGCTATACTTTGAGAACAATAAATCACTTCCGCCAACAGAACTTGTTACAGAAAAGTTTAGAGACTTTGCTCCCATCGCAAATGTAGGAGCAACAAAGCACCACCTTGAAGAGTTGCAGGGCGAGTACCTAAATGATAGCCTTAAAGATATATTAAGATCAGCAGCAGGCAATGTTCAAAACAATCAAGGGACTGTTGCACTAAATGATTTAATTACACAGACCTCTGAGTTGAAAAAAAACACTGCAGCAATTCGTGACATTGATGTAACAGATCTTGATTCAGCCGTTGCTTACTTTGAAAACTTAAAGGTTCAACAAGCAGCAGGCCATGTTGGAATTAAAACCAACCTTCCAGGATTTGATAACTACCTACCTTCTGGAATTATGCCAGGGCAGTTAGGAGTCTTCTTAGCATACCCAGGTATAGGAAAGTCGTGGATGGCTCTATACTTTGCTGTACAGGCCTGGAAGCAGGGTAGAACACCCCTTGTAATCTCCCTTGAGATGTCAGAAGTAGAAGTTCGTAACCGTGTATTTACTATTATGGGTGAGGGTCTTTGGTCCCACAGAAAGTTAAGTAATGGAGAAGTAGAATTAGATACCCTTAAGGCTTGGCATGCTAAGCACCTACAAGGTAAGCCAGAGTTCCACATCATCTCAAATGATCAGGGTGGAGAAATTAATCCTTCAGTCCTTCGTGGAAAGATTGATCAGTACAAACCAGACTTTGTAATCGTTGACTATCTTCAGTTGATGGCTCCTAATCAGAAGTCAGATAATGAAACGGTACGAATGAAGAACCTTTCAAGAGAACTTAAACTAATGGCTATTGGTGAAGAGGTTCCTATTATTGCTATCTCATCTGCTACCCCAGATGATGTAAATGATCTTAGTGGCGTTCCCACTCTTGGTCAAACTGCTTGGTCAAGACAGATTGCCTACGATGCAGACTGGGTTATTGCTCTTGGTAGAGCATCAAATAGTGATATCATTGAATGCGCTTTTAGAAAGAACCGTAACGGCTTCATGGGAGATTTCCTTGTGCAGGTTGATTTTGACAAGGGATACTATAGATATAAAGATTATGAAGATAAGTAGTTATAATATGGTATGCAGCATGAGAATATTCCTCCTACCTTCTATCACCATAGGCCTATCAAAAAGTTCTATCTTGACGGGGTTATCCACGATGAGTCAGCGCTTGGTAGGCTAAAGGATGAATATATCAGGCTATTGGATTCAGAGATGCGACTCTCAGGATATGTGCCACGGCTTGACATAACTCCAGATTTTACGCTAGACTATAACCACAAGAAAAAATATTTTGAATTTCAGTTAACAGTACACGGGACATATACGGGAAGAAGACAAAGCGAATGGATAGCAGGAATAGACGTAAGCACACCAATCTTTATACAAAAGAGCAAATCAAAAGAGTTCTCACAGGAACAGGTGTAACGATTGAGTCTGAGGTTGACTCAGACTATATTATTTTTTGTCCATACCACAATAACAACAGAACCCCAGCAGGAGAAATAGATAAGTCAGACGGTACCTTCTTTTGCTTTGCTTGTCATCATGTTACTGGATTAACAGAGTTTGTTATGCACATGTCTAATAGAACATACTTTGAGGCTGCAAGGTTTATTAAGAGTAAAGAAACAGAGACAAGCATAGAGCAAGATATCGACAGAGCACTTTATAAAAAACCAGAGTTTACTTTATTTGACGAGGTTGTTCTTAAAAGATTGCATAACGAATTACTTTCTTCAAACAGGGCAAAAGATTATTTTAACTACAGAAAAATTAGTAAAGACTCAGCATCAAAATTTTCTTTAGGCTATTCAGTAAAACAAGATATGGTAACTGTTCCAGTGCACAGTCCAGACGGAATACCAATTGGGTTTGTTGGAAGATCTATTGAGGGCAAAGAGTTTAAGAATACTCCAGGGCTACCAAAGTCTAAGACATTGTTTAATCTACACAGAGTAAAGAGTTCTGGTAAAGTGTATATAGTAGAATCATCATTTGATGCCATTAGGCTTGACCAGTGTGGCTTTCCAGCAGTGGCAACACTAGGATCCAATGTATCAAACATACAGATAGAATTGCTTCAGAAGTACTTTAATGATATAATTGTCATTGCGGATAACGATGAAGCAGGTGGAAATATGAGAACTAAGATAGTTGAGAAACTGGGTTCTCGTGTATCCGTAATAAAACTAAATAAAGAATATAAAGATATAGGCGACATGGACGATAAGTCAATTCAAGAACTAAGTTTCCAGTTTGACAAATCAATACAGTCTATGCTAAACTAACATAACACAGAAAAGAGAAAACACATGGCAATACTAAGAGGAATAAAAGAGATGGGTCCAGTACTAGATGGCCCAAAGGGTGGCGACGGCCCAAAGGTTAAGTGGCTAAAACTTGCAGACGGTCAGTCTGTAAAGATTAGATTCTTAGAAGAACTAGATGAGGACTCAGCAAACTACAGTCCTGATCGTGGTCTAGCAATTGTTGTATCAGAACACACAAACCCAAAGGACTACAAGCGCAAGGCTGTAGACACAATGGATACAGAAGGTCGTGACTGGGCAGAAGAGATGCACCGTAAAGATCCAAAGGCTGGCTGGAGAGCACGTCTTCGTTTCTACTGCAACGTTGTTGTAGATGACGGCATTGAAGCACCTTATGTTGCAATCTGGTCAATGGGTATCAGCAAGCAATCATCATTCAACACAATTCGTGAGTATGCTCTTGAGACAGGAAGCATTTCAAACGTACAGTGGAAGTTAAAGCGTAATGGTCAGGGAACTGAAACCAACTACACACTAATTCCATCAGCACCAGATAAGGAACCATTTAATTGGGGAGACATCAAGCCTTATCCACTAGAATCTGCACTACGCAAGATTCCATATGCAGAACAAGAAGCGTTCTACTTGGGCTTTGACGGCCCATCTGCCACTTCAGCAACTAACGCTGATTGGTAATATGAACTACGTCGGCTTACATGTCCATACCCATTTTAGTTTATTTGATGGGATTGCTACTCCAGAAGAATACGTTGACCGTGCAGTTGAGTTAGGGATGCCAGCAATTGCCATCACTGACCACGGGACTTTATCTGGGCATAGGGAACTGCACCGTATTGCAAAAGCAAATGGCATTAAGCCAATTCTAGGTCTAGAAGGATACATGTGTGCAGACATATCTGATACAAGAGATAAGTCTGAAAGAGAAGGTCAACAAGATCTTGTCTACAACCACATTATCCTTCTAGCCAAGAATCAAATTGGTTTAGAAAACTTAAACAAGATTAGTGAACTATCTTGGACAGATGGTTTCTTTAAGAAGCCACGCTTTGACTTTACTATTTTAGAAAAGTATAAAGAAGGAATTATTGTTACCTCTGCTTGCCCCAGTAGTGTACTTGTAAAAGCATTAGAAGAAGAAGAGTTTGCTCTTGCCAAGAAGTATATATCTTGGTTCAAAGAACGCTTTGAAGATGACTACTATATTGAAGTTATGCCTCATAATGATGCACAGATCAATAAGTATCTTATAGAACTTGCAGATGAGTTTGGAATTAAAGTTGTTGTGACACCAGACTGTCACCATGTTGATCCATCACAAAAAGAAGTTCAAGAGTTTAAGTTGCTTATGAACACACATGGTAAGGTTATTAAGGACACAACATACGAGAAGTCAAAAAAGAAAACTAACATGATGGAACGACTAGACTATCTTTATGGAGAAGACCGTCAGATAACATTTAATAAGTTTGACATTCACCTTTTGTCTTATGAAGAGATGAAAGCAGCGATGGAATCGCAGGGTATAGATAGACCTGACATATACTCAAACACACTCCTATTAGCAGATACAGTAGGAGACTATGGTATTCAAGATGGAATGGATTTACTTCCAGTACAGTACAAGAGTCCAGACAAAGAATTAAAGAAGATTGCATATGAAGGTTTAGAGCAAAGAGGGTTTGCAGATAACCCAGAATATATTGCTAGAGTAGAAGAAGAACTTCAAATTATTAAAGATAAGAAGTTTGCACCTTACTTCCTTGTTGTTGAGAGTATGATATCTTGGGCAAAGAAAGAAGGGATTATGGTTGGTCCTGGTCGTGGATCTGCTGCAGGCTCTCTTGTTTGTTACGCACTTGGAATTACAGACGTTGATCCAATTAAATATGGGCTTCTATTCTTTCGATTTATCAATCCAGACCGTAACGACTTCCCTGATATTGATACAGATATTCAGGACTCACGTCGTGATGAAGTTAAAGACTATCTTGTTAGACAGTATAGACACGTTGCATCTATTGCTACATTCCTTCAGTTTAAAGACAAGGGTGTAGTACGAGATGTTGCACGAGTCCTAAACATTCCGCTTACAGATGTTAATAAGGTTCTTAAACTTGTTGATACATGGGAAGATTTTTGTACATCAAAATCAACACGTGAGTTTAGAGAAAAATATCCAGAGGTAGAAATTTATGGAGAGCAACTTAGAGGGCGCATCCGTGGCACAGGTATTCATGCTGCTGGTGTTGTAACATCTAAGGATCCAATATTTAGATATGCACCAATGGAAACAAGATCGTCCCCAGGTTCTGATGAGCGCATTCCAGTTGTCGGTGTTGATATGGAAGAGGCTGAAAGAATTGGCCTAATTAAGATTGATGCTCTTGGACTAAAAACACTTAGTGTTATTCAAGATGCTGTTGCAATGATTAAAGAAAATCATTACAAAGATATTGACTTACACGCAATTGATCTTGCAGATCCTAAAATCTATGAGATGCTTTCTGACGGGTATACAAAGGGAGTGTTCCAGTGTGAAGCAACACCATACACAAACCTTCTTGTTAAGATGGGTGTAAAGAATTTTAACGAACTTGCTGCATCAAATGCTCTTGTTCGTCCAGGTGCAATGAATACTATTGGTAAAGACTATATTGCTCGCAAGCATGGAAAGCAAAATGTTTCCTATAGTCACCAAGTTATGAAACCATTTACGGAGGATACTTATGGCTGTGTTCTTTACCAAGAGCAAGTTATGCAAGCATGCGTACACCTTGGACAGATGTCCATGTCGGAAGCAGATAAAGTTAGAAAGATCATTGGAAAGAAGAAAGACGCTAAAGACTTTGATGAGTTCAAAGAGCGTTTTGTCAAAGGTGCTTCTGCCTTTATTACTCCCAATAAGGCTCTTGATCTATGGCATGACTTTGAAGCGCATGCGGGATACTCGTTCAACAAGTCTCACGCGGTTGCTTACTCTACGCTCTCGTATTGGACGGCGTGGCTAAAGTATTATTACCCTCTTGAATTTATGTTTGCCCTTCTTAAAAATGAGAAGGATAAGGACAATAGAACTGAGTATCTTATTGAAGCAAAGCGTATGGGTATTCCTATAAAGTTGCCTCACATTAATGATTCAGACTTTGACTTTAAGATTGAGGGTAAGGGAATTAGGTTTGGACTTACTGGCATTAAATATATTTCTAGCAACATTGCAGAAAAGTATATTGCTGCCAGACCTTTTAAAACCTTTAAAGATGTTGAAGAGTTTACTTTTACTAAAGGTAATGGAGTAAATAGCCGTGCATTACAAGCCATGAATATGGTTGGTGCATTAACCTTTAATGATAATCCTAGAAATGATAATCAGATAAAAGAAAATTTATACGAGTACTTAAACCTACCAGAGTTTAATATTACAATTCCTTCTCATTACTATGCCTTTATTCAAGATGTAGAAGAATTTGAAGAGAAAGGTTCGTATGTTTTACTTGGTATGGTAAAATCAATTAAGCGAGGAACAGGATGGTCACGAGTTGAAGTTTTGGACAAGACTGGCAGTGTTGGTATATTTGATGAAGAAGCAACGACTATTGAGACTGGTCGCACTTACTTGCTTCTTTGTAATGATAACAGGATTGTCTCTGCAATTCCTGCTGATGAAATAAAAGGATCTACAAATGCTCTTGTAAGATTCTTGGGATACAAGCAATTACCATTTACAGATGAAGAAATGTTTGTTGTATCATTTAAGCCAAGAATTACAAAGGCTGGAAAGAAGATGGCATCTCTTACACTTGCAGATACGAGTAGAGACTTACATTCTATTACAGTTTTTCCTACATCTTTTGCAAAAGCATATATGCATATTGAAGAAGGAAAGTCATATAGGTTTGATTTTGGCAAGACTAAAGACGGAACAGTAACATTGGAGGATGTACATGTCAGTTAGTATAGAAGAAGCGTTAGCACAACTTGACCCCAAGTTAAGAAAAAGATTGGGCAGTGGCGTAGGAGTTAACTATGAGTACCAACCTACCCCCAGTTTTGGTTTGAACCGTGCTCTGGGTGGAGGTCTTCCTTATGGCAGACAAGTTCTTATATGGGGCTCTAAGTCATCTGCAAAGTCTTCTATGTGCCTTCAGATGATTGCCTTAGCACAAGCAGAAGGAAAGTTATGTGCTTGGATTGACTCAGAAATGTCATACTCAGAAAATTGGGCCAGAACTCTTGGGGTAGATCCAGAAAAACTAATCTACTCACAAGCAAGAACTATTAGCGACATGGTAGATGTTGGGGTAGGATTAATGAATGCAGGAGTTGATTTAATCGTGGTAGACTCTATTACATCAATGCTTCCAGCAATCTATTTTGAAAAAGATACAGATGAGATGAAGGCATTAGAAAATACCAAACAGATTGGAGCCGAGTCCCGTGACTTTAGTAACGCATGGAAAATGCTTAACTATGCAAACAATAAAGTTAAGCCAACTCTGCTTGTTCTTATTTCTCAGTCTCGTAACAATATCAATGCTATGTATACTAGCCAGCAGCCTTCTGGTGGTCAGGCTACTAAGTTTTATTCCTCATGTATTGTTAAACTCTTTTCTTCAGAGTCAGACAATCAAGCGATTAAGGGCAAGATCAAGGTAGGAGATAAATTAATTGAAGAAAAAATTGGTAGAACTATTAAGTGGGAATTACAGTTCTCAAAAACCTCCCCAGGGTTTCAATCTGGCGAGTATGATTTTTATTTTAGAGGTGATGATATTGGTCTTGACACCATCGGCGATCTTGTTACTACTGCTGAACTAAATGGCATTGTAGAACGTACAGGGGCTTGGTATATACTTCCTGACGGTTCAAAAGTCCAGGGTAAGGAAGCATTTGTTAATCGTGTAAGAGAGGATCTTGACTTGCAAGAATCAATCAAGGCTAGACTAAATGGCTAGTTATACAGTCTATAATGGAAAGTTTGTTTGCCACGAGTGCAAGGCAGAAGTTAAATCTTTAAGACTTTATGCACAAACAAAAACAGCAACATGGATGTGTCCAGTAAAACACCTAAGCACGGTCAAGTTTGGCAAGCAGAAATACAAGGGCAATGACAGAAAAGAGTGAGTCCAAAAGAATAGGTGCTAAGCAGCATAAAAATTCTGGTCGTAATACTCAAAAGGGAGATGCTTCTTGGAAAACCTTTGTCGTAGATTTTAAAGAGGTAGGAAAATCTTTTACACTGAATAAAGAGGTTTGGGCAAAGGCTACTACCGATGCCATGAAGAACGGTAAAGATCCAGCCATAGTTGTGGTATTAGGCGAGGGTAACTCTAAAGTAAGACTTGCTATAATTGAGATGAGTATACTAGAAGATCTAATGGAGGAATAATGGAACAACAAGGAACAACAATTGATATGGTTAATGGTCTTGCAGAAATTGCAGACTACATGCAGGATGAAGAACTTACAGTCGCACTTACAATGATTGCTAAACTAATTATAAAGCCAGACATCCCAATCAATGTTGCTCATGTGGAAATTGTAAGACTACAGGCAATTGCTGCTAAGATGGCTTTTAAAGCAACTTGGATGGCCAATGTTGACAAGTCAGATCGTGGAAAGAAGAATCTTTATTACACGGCAGCAGAGTCGTTAAACAATTTAGTATCTGCATTAAAGTATATTACACGCTAATATGCTATACTTATACTAATAGAAACGAGCAAAAAATGACAAAAAGTTTATTACAACAGATCATGGTTAAGCAAGAAAAGGCACCAGTTCATCCAGTAGATGCTGCTGGTTTGACGGAAAAGATTCAGTCTGGATATACTGTTAATCGTATTGATAAGCAGACTCAGAAGAAAACTTTTGCCCCATCAACTATTGCCTATGGGCACGGAGAGTGTCCAAGATATTGGTATCTTGCCTTTGATGGACAGATGTTTGAAGATGATGCAACACCATACAGCGCAGCAAATATGACTGCAGGAACCAAGTCTCACGAAAGAATTCAAGAAGCAATGGCCAATGTTCCAGATTTCCTTGTTGATTCAGAATTTAAAATAACAAATAATGATCCACCAATCTTTGGCTATGGAGATGTTATTGTTAACTGGCAGGGAGAAGAACTCCTTGGTGAAATTAAAACAATGATGAATGAAGGTTTTGAGTACCGCAAGGCTCACATGAAACCAAAGACTGGTCACTTAGTCCAGTTACTTATCTATATGAAAATTCTTAAGAAGCCTAAAGCAGTTCTTATTTATGAAAATAAAAACAATCACGAGTTGCTTATTCTTCCAGTAGAAGTAAATGATTATTATCGTCGGTGGGTAGACCAGACGTTTGAATGGATGAGATCAGTTCGTAAGGCTTGGGTCGACAGAACCCTTCCTGAAAAGAACTATCGCTCAAATTCAAAAATTTGCAAATCATGTCCTATTAAGAAGGCTTGTGCAGATGCTGGCAAGGGAGACTTAAAATTAAAGTCCTTGGAGCCTATAGATGAAGCATTGTCAATGGTGTGATAAACAATTTAAAACTGATATAACCTATCAGATATACTGTTCACCAGAGTGTAGAGACATGTCAACAAAAGAAAAAATTGCTGCAAGGTATATGATTTCTAGAAGACAAAAAAGAAAAGGTAAGGAGAGAAATTGTAAATCATGCAAAGAGGCTTTATCAATATATAACGATGATAGTCTTTGTGTAAAATGCAATGTCAATCCTTCCGAAGTAGCAAAAGCATTAAAAGAAATTAAGGATAATTTAAAATGAAACTAGCAGAGGCAATAGGAACTAAAATTCCAAAAACTATTTGTGCTATTGATGCAAGCACAAACAGTCTTGCCTTTGCTATTTTTGATACCCAAGAAAAAACTTTAGAGTCAGTAGGAAAAATTACCTTTAAGGGTAAGGATACATATGAAAAGGTTATGGATGCTGGACAGAAAGTTAAACTATTTCTTGATATGTACGGTGGTTTTGAAGCCATTGTAATTGAGCACACAGTCTTTATGAACAGCCCTAAGACAGCAGCAGACCTGGCTTTAGTTCAAGGGGCAATCCTTGGATCAGCAGGACAGTCTGGGACTAAGGTTATAGGCAAGGTTGCCCCAATTACTTGGCAAAACTTTATTGGTAATAAGAAGATCTCTAAAGATGAAAAACTATTTATTAAAGCACAAAATCCAGGGAAGTCAGAATCATGGCTTAAGACACACGAAAGAGAACTAAGAAAGCAAAGAACAATTAACTTTATTAATATTAACTATGACAGAACAATTACCGATAACGATGTAGCAGATGCTTGTGGGATTGGCCATTGGGCATTAAAAAATTGGAACAAAGCGATAGGAGAGAATGTATAATGCCAGAACTAAATGCAAACATACCACCAATAAACTGTTATGTAAGGGGAAACTATTTAAGAAACCATCAAGATAGCCACGATAAATACTTTGAGTGCGTAGTCTTTGGTGTTTCAAGTTTAAAGTCTAGAAGCCCACTGTTTCATATTATGATGCCAGATGGTGGTCTATGGTGGAGACTTCCAATCTCTGCTTTTTGTACAGAGCCAGGGATACCTGAAGTTGATCTACACAATTTAGTTTTGTGGAATTCTTTTAGTCATCACGTTGCTGTAACTCAATTTGAAAACCTGACCAATCTTAGAATGTCCTACATAGATCGAACAAAAACAATGCACAAGGGCACATATCTATTTACATTAGACTGGCATAACCCAGATACAAATGTTTTAGATGATGGATACTCTGAAAGTCCAGCAGACCATAAGTGTGGGCACGTCATACAAAGAGATGATGGAAACTTTGCTATTCAGCCTAACAATAGGGTCCGTGTGTATGAGCCATCTTTTACTCTTGAGAAAGAATATTTGATTGATAGAATAATTAATGAAAGAAAATATGATGTTGAAAATCAAGACAAGTGGATCATGGAAAACTCTGATAGGTTTAACTATGATATTAGCGAGAAAGAAGTTGACAATTAATATCGTGGGTGCTAAACTATATACATCAGAGACTTTTATGCGTAAGAGATATCTTATAGACAAAAAGACTCCAGAAGATATTGCAAAGGAATGTGGAGTGAGTTTAGAAACTATCTACGTATACCTTGCAAAATTTAAATTGAGGAGGTCTAAACGATGAATAAAATTGAAAAAGCATTAGTAGCACTTGCTATAGCAGGCACTGTTGGTTTTGCTTTTGCGTTTGCTGCACTAAAGGGCATTCCAGAAGCATTTGATTGGGAGCCAGACGATGAGTGATAACCTAAATATAACAGTTGATCAAGTTAATAATCCATTACACTATACCTCAGACCCATCTGGTATTGAGTGCATTGAGATAACTCGACATCGTAATTTCAATATTGGAAATGCTTTTAAGTATTTGTGGAGAGCAGGACTTAAAGATGAGGCAAAGACAATACAAGATCTTGAGAAGGCAGTCTTTTATATTAAAGACGAAATTAATAGATTAGAGGGTAAGTATGTCAACTGAAGATGATTTAGTTAAGCACCTGGATCAAGTAAATCAAGTAGTAGAAGAATACTTAAAGGGAAATGACCCAACAGTAATTTCTAAACAACTTGCAATACCAAGACAAAAAGTTGTAACACTTATTAATGAGTGGAAAGTTATGGCCTCTGCTAACGATGCTATTCGTGCTCGTGCTAAAGAAGCGCTTGCTGCTGCAGACACACACTACAGCAAGTTAGTATCTCGTACATACGAAGTTATTGATGAGGCATCAATGACAAATAATCTTAGCGCTAAGACTGCAGCAATTAAACTTGTGATGGATATAGAGTCTAAAAGAATTGACATGCTTCAAAAGGCTGGACTACTTGAAAACAAAGAACTTGCAGAAGAGATGATGGAGATTGAGAGAAGACAAGAAGTCTTAGTCTCAATACTAAAAGATATTGCATCTGAGTACCCACAAGTCCGTGATGAGATTATGCGTAGACTTTCTTCATTTGCAAAAGACAACGAGGTGATTACAGTTGTCCACGATATTCAATGATTTCTTAGAAGCACTACAGGACGATCACTTTATTGAAATTCCAGTAGACGCAAGGACATTTGTTGAAGGACAAGACTACCTTGGCCAGCCACCGCTATCTGATATACAGTATGACATTGTAGAAGCAATGAGCCAGATTTATCGTAAAGAAGATTTAGTTAATATGCTTGGTGAAGAAAAAGGTAGCCAGTATTATAGTAAGTATACTAAGAATGAAATCATTCTTCAACTTGGCAAGGGATCTGGAAAAGACTTCGTATCAACAGTAGCATGTGCATACATCGTATACAAACTTCTTTGTTTAAAAGACCCAGCAAAATATTTTGGTAAGCCATCTGGAGATGCTATTGACCTAATCAATGTTGCTATTAACGCACAGCAAGCAAAAAACGTTTTCTTTAAAGGTTTTAAATCTAAGATTGAAAGGTCACCCTGGTTTGTAGGAAAGTACTATGCAAAGGCTGATTCAGTTGAGTTTGATAAATCAATTACTGTTTACTCTGGCCACTCTGAGCGTGAGTCACATGAGGGTTTAAACCTTCTTCTTGCAGTACTTGATGAGATTTCAGGATTTGCATCTGAAGTTAATACTGGAAACGAACAGGGAAAGACTGCTGACAATATCTACAAGGCATTTCGTGGATCAGTAGACTCACGTTTCCCTGACCTTGGAAAGGTTGTTCTTCTTTCTTTCCCCCGTTTTCCAGGAGATTATATTTCAGAAAAGTATGAAGATGTTATTGCTGAAAAAGAGGTAATAGAAAGAACACATAAATTTACAATTAACCCACTTCTTCCAGAAGATAGCCCAGATAATACTTTTGAAATTTCCTGGGATGAAGATCACATCATCTCATACAAATATCCAGGAGTCTTTGCACTAAAAAGACCAACGTGGGAAGTAAACCCAACACGAAAGATTGATGACTTTATGATTGCTTTTATGACAGATCTTGGCGATGCAATGATGCGATTTACATGTGTTCCAACCTTTGCATCTGATGCATTTTTTAAGCAAGTAGAAAAGGTAAGAAAATGCATGACCCTACACAACCCTGTGGATAACTTTAGAAGGTTTGATGAATCATTTAAACCAGATCCAGATAAGGTTTATTATGTACACGCTGACCTTGCCCAGAAGCACGATAAGTGTGCTGTTGCTATTGCACATGTAGAAAAATGGGTAAACATACAAGTCATTAACAACTACGAACAAGTAGCACCAATTGTAGTAGTAGATGCAGTAGCATGGTGGGAACCAAAGATTGAGGGCCCAGTAAACTTATCAGAAGTTAAACAGTGGATTCAGAACCTTCGCAGACTTGGGTTTAATATTGGAATGGTTTCCTTTGACCGTTGGCAATCATTTGATATCCAAAACGAGTTAAAGCAAGTAGGGATGAGAACTGATACTGTTTCTGTTGCTAAAAAACATTATGAGGATATGGCAATGCTTGTCTATGAGGAAAGATTGGTCATGCCAGCAATTGAACTTTTGTTTGATGAACTAACACAGTTAAAGATTATGAAAAATAATAGAGTTGACCACCCACGAAAGAAGTCTAAGGACTTAGCAGATGCCGTGTGTGGGGCAGTATTTGGGGCAATATCACATACCCCAAAAGATCAAAATCAGTTGATAGAAGTTCATACTATTAGTGATCGACCTAAGCAGGTTGACACTGGTAAGGACAATGTGATACACTATAAACCTATGCCAGATGATGTAAAAGATTATCTGGATAGATTCAATCTACTATAAATAAGGAGAAATACCGAATGAATTCATTCAAGAAAATCGCTCTAGCCATGGTTGCAGCCATGACTTTGGGCACAATCGTAGCAACGCCTGCAAACGCTGCTGTAATGACAGTCGCTGTATCGCTTGACACTGTAGCAAACACTACATCATCAGCAATCGCAACGCCTGCATCATTGCCAGTCCCTGCAGATAACTCAGTTGATGCTGCTGACGCACTAAAGTTTATTGCAACAGTTGATGTTGGAACAAGCGTTTCAGTCGTAGCAACAAATGCAACAATCGTGTCTGCACTACACACAACTGCTGCACCAGTAGGAGCAACATCAGGATCATCATCTTTGACAATTGCAACTGGTACAGGAACAACAGCAACATTCTATGTCTACACAAAGACAACAGCAATTGGTACAGTTGTAATCACAAATCAGGGTACAACACTTACATACTACGTACAGGGAACTGCTGGTAAGATTAATACTCTTACAGTATCTGCCCCTGCTGCTGGTGCTGCTGGTACAAAGCAAGATATCTCAGTAACTGCAACAGATACATTTGGTAACAAGGTATCGGCTAAGTCAATCACTGCAACAGTGTTTGCTTCAACAGCAGTTATGGATACAGCAACAGTAACAACTGGTGCTACACTTTCAGATTTTGGAGTTGCAAAGTTTACTGCAACACTTCCAGCAACTGGAACACGATCACTAATCACATTCAGCCCAACAACTGCTGGAGATGCAACAACTGCTGATGTAGTTGGTCTGCCTGCTCGTGCACTTGCACCGTTTGCAGAAATCGCAGTTCGTGATCTTGTATCAGAACTCGCAGCACAAACTGCTGCTAAGGATGCAGCACTTGCTGCTAAGGCAATCTCAGATGCTGCAGTCGTAAAGGCTGCTTCGGATGCTGTTGCTGCTAAGGCTGCTTCGGATGCTGCTCTTGCAGCAGAGAAGGCTGCTTCTGCTAAGGCACTTGCTGATGCAAAGGCTGCTTCAGATGCAGTTGTACTTGCTAAAGATGCAACCATCGCTAAGTTAACAGCAGATAATTCTGCTGCACTTAAGTCAATTAAGACTGCTTTCAATGCACTTGCTAAGAAGTGGAATGCAAAGAATCCAAAGGCTAAGGTTACTTACCTTAAGTAATTAGTCCAACATTTAAGGGGTTACCAATTACGGTAGCCCCTTTTTTGTGCAATAAAATGGTATAATCATCCTATCAGACATCAGTCTGCAAGGGGGAAAGGTAATCAAAAAACTAATACGAATAGCAGCAGCCACATTATTAGCATTTGGCTGGCTTTTTATCTCCCCAGAAGGTGCCCACTCTGATGATCCCCTCACAGTTGCAGCCCAAGAAATACAAGAACTCAACGATAGCATAGACGACCTTGGCTATCAGGATGAATTCATATCCCTAATTGAAGAGGCAGAAGACAAGTATGACCTTGCAGTATCTGCACAATCAACACAGTCTCAAACCTCTGACCTGTATGACAACTCCCTTGACATAAAAACCACGGCACTTGAAGAAAAAGACTTAGCCCAATCAGCAGTAGACGGACAAACAGTAACAGTAGCCACTGCTTTAGACAATAAGAATAATGCCTACGATGCACTTGGAGTAGCCAACATTAATCTTTCAAACGCTCAGCAAGCATTAGACAGTGCTGGTTCTGCTGGTTTGGCATACGATGTTTATAGTCTAATGAGAGTTAATGGACTTGCAGCCACAGATCAATTCTTATGTAGTGGAACACTAAATGGAAACTATATGACTCGCCCAGTTTGTGGTAATAGATATGAAAACTTTATAGTTAAATTTACTGGACAGATAACTGTACCATCATGGTTTACACAAACTTATTTTGCAGGATACACAGATGATGGGTTTAAAATGTATATTGATGGGGCATTAGTTATTAATAACTGGGTTGAGCAGGGAGCAACTTGGAGTGCATACTCTCCAGTATATGATGTAACAAGTGATAAGGTTTTTGATGTAGAAATTTGGTGGTACAACGGCGGAGGAGTAGGTTCCTATCATCTTGGCTGGGCTATCCCTGGAGGATGGACTGGTGCAGGTTGTGACTATGCTGGCAACCCAAGAGTATGGGGACAAGACTTTAGTTGCAATCTTAATACATTTTCTCATGGATCTGGAGCAACCCAAGAACAAACAAACGCCTACAACAACGCACTTGCTGCAAAGAACTCAGCACAAGATGTATATAATGACAAACTAAATGTTTATAATCAAGCAGTTTCAACATTAAATGGTTACAATCAAACACTAACTAATAAAACAAATGAATATAACAACTCAGTTTTAAATGTTGCAACGGCACTCCAAAATAAAAATAATGCAATCAGCGCATACAATCAAGCAATTAGTAATGTTAACAGCGCAATTGATAACGCATGGCGTTACTATGACGAGCAATCACAAAGAGAAATTCAATCTGCTATTGCTCAAGCAGCAGCCAACGCTGCAGCAAATCAGCCTACCCCAGAACCAAGCCCAGAGCCAACTGCTGAAGAGCCCCCTACTCCTGAGCCAAGTCCAGAACCTACACCAGAAGAGCCTCCTACACCAGAACCAAGCCCTGAACCAACACCAGAAGAGCCTCCTACACCAGAGCCTTCTCCAGAGCCTACAGTAGACCCTACAGACCAGCCTACACCTGAGCCTACTCCAGAGGAACCCCCAACACCTGAACCAACTCCAGAACCAACTGAAGAGCCTGCTCCTGAACCATCTCCAGAACCTGGACCAGAACCAACACCAGAAGAGAACCCTTGGAATGAACCAGATGTAGAGATTACTGATAAAGTATTAGCAGCACTTGTTCCTGAAAAAGGAACGGGAACAGAAGAAGATCTATCTAATGTTATTGCTAACCTTACAAGCAGTGATAATAAGTTAGTTACTCTTTCCCCTGAACAAGTAACAGCAGTTAGCCAAACACTTAGAGCATTGACTC